CTCATTCGGAAGCCGTTTCAGCATACACCCAAGCGAACGTAGCACATTCCGAGGCACAGTCCGCATTTGCACAAGCAAATACAGCAAGAAATAACTCCAATACAAATGCGAATAATATTACCCTTGTATATGCATCTTCGAATTTGGTTTATAACGTAGCGCAAAGTGCTTATGATCAAGCTAATGCCGCCTTCGTTAGAGCAAACATTGGAACCTCTACCGGGCAATCAGCATTTACTCAGGCTAACACAGCGAATATAAATGCCAATAATGCATTCAACCATGCTGTATCCGCTTTCGTAAGAGCTAACCTTGCCACTTCTACTGCACAATCCGCATTTGCTGCTGGTAACACTAATGCTACAAATATTACCACTGTTTATGGTGTAGCGAATTCTGGATTTGCTCAGGCTAATACTGCAAACACAAGAGCATGGCAATCCTTTGCTAATATTCATCTAACATCAACGGATGTAGGATATAATTGGATCGCTGCTAATAACTCCTCTATTCTTGCAGCATCAACCGCAAATACTGCTAAGATTGTTGCTGGTAATAATATTTCTATTTTTGTCGATACAGGAAACAATGCAATTCGAATCAATGCGGTTTCTAGTGGTGGAGGTGGTGATCCTGCGGCTGCATTTGATAGAGCGAACATCGGAACTTCTACTGCACAATCTGCATTTGGTGTAGCAAATACGGCTAACATTTCTGCTAATGCTGCCTTCAATCAAGCCAATGCTGCGTTTGTGAGTGTAAACGTTGCCCATACAGAAGCGCAAACAGCCTTTGGTACTGCGAACTCTGCATTCTTATCAGCCAATGTCGCTCACACAGAAGCACAAACCGCTTTTGGTACAGCAAATTCATCGTTTACCTCAGCCAACGTTGCTCATTCGGAAGCTCAGTCTGCATTCGCTCAGGCGAACACCGCAAACACAAGAGCATATCGATCCTTTAGTAATATATTTGTAGGTAATACAAATTCTGGATATTCATTTGTTGCAGCAAATAATACTGCATTCCTAGCCAATTCTACAGCAAACGTAATTAAAATGATTGCTGATTCTGGTGTTTCCATTGAAACAGATACAGGAAACAATGCAATTCGAATCACTTCGCCGGGTCCAACAATTGCTAACAATGCTGCGACTTCGGCTGGTGCTGCTTTTGCTAATGCCAATGCTGCTGGTGTATCTGCTGGTGCAGCATTCTCCGCAGCAAATGCGGCACAAACACAAGCGACAACTGCAAGAGATACAGCTAACGTTGCGTTTGGTTCCGCAAACATTGCTCATACAGAAGCCCAGACCGCCTTTAGTACAGCAAATTCTTCTTTCGGTTCGGCTAATATTGCTCATACAGAAGCACAGACCGCTTTTGGTACTGCTAACTCTGCATTTGGTTCTGCAAACATTGCCCATTCGGAAGCACAATCGGCATTTGCTCAGGCTAACACTGCAAATACTAGGGCATATCGATCATTCAGCAATGTATTGATTTAAGGTACAGATGTAGGATATTAATTTGTTTCTGCCGATAATACAGCATTTGCTGCAAATTCCACAGCAAACGCAAATTCTGCATTCAGAATCAACGCAAGTTCTACTGGTGGTGATCCTACTGCTGCTTATAATCAAGCAAATGCTGCCTATGCGCGTGCAAACACAAAGGCTCAATTGTTTGTTTCTGATTCTCCTCCAGTATCTCCATCGGCAAATGATTTGTGGTGGCAGTCGAATACTGGTATATTAAAGGTTAATTATGCAGATTCTAATTCATCGCAATGGGTAGATGCATTCCCTGGATCAGATTTCTCTATGATTGGTTATTCACAAACTGCTAATGCAGCATTTGATAGAGCCAATGCTTCCTTTAATAATGTGTTTGTAGGAAATACAGATGTTGGGTATTCATGGACAGCCGCAAGTAATGCAACAGTTTCAGCCAATGCAACAGCTAATGTAGTAAAATGGATTGCTGGTGGAAATGTTTCTCTATTTGTCGATACTGGAAATAATGCTATCAGAATCAATGCTGCTGGTGGCGGAAGTTCTGGTGGACCAGCATATGCAAATATCTTTGTAAGCGACACTAATTCAGGATATTCTTGGAGTTCTGGAGCTAATATTTCATTATTAGCCAATGCAACATCAAATGTAATTAAATGGATCGATGATTCTGGTGTTTCTTTAGAAACCGATGTATCTAATAATGCAATCAGAGTCACCTCACCAGGACCAGCATTAGCAAATGCAGCGGCAACTTCTGCTGGTGCTGCTTATGCCGTAGCAAACGTAGCAACAGCTAAGGCTAATTTGATTTCTCAAAAATCAATTTCTATTTTCCAGCCTGCTATAGGTGATAACGTCACAATGCTATATACGGAAAATGCATTGACTATGAGAAAAGTTGTGGCTCTTGTAAAAGGATCGTCACCTAACGTATACTTCTCCATTAGAACATCTTCTGCCGATGGAAATACAGCTAATATTCAAGATGTATTCTCTGCTGTTAACTGTACCAATACAACTTTCGGTATTTCTAATACTACAACCGCTAATGCATCTGTAGCTCCGAACACATTCGTATGGTGTTTCTTCTCCGGTGCGTCGGGAACAATCCAAGAATTCCATGCATCGTTGTTCTTCTAAAAATGACGACTAGATTTAGGCTAACCGACAGACAATCATCCCTACCGGGATATAAAAAACTGGATATTGCTTTCGGTAACGGAAGTATTAAGAGCATGAATACAGCAGTTTTTGCCAGTCAGACACAAGTCCAGGTGACTGCCACTGCCGGTGGTGCCAATCTTCAATGGGCAACAGAGCCTCTACATGGAGATTTTACATTCAATGGTGGTGTTTCTATCAGGGTTTGGGGCCGAGAAGCCGCTACCGGTACGAATGCTGGTATCAAAGCCCAATTATTTCTATATGATGATGATTTGGATCAAATCTCAAATATTACCGGAACCGTCGCAAATACTACAGAATTTACCACAGCCATTGCGGCCAGAACAATAAATACTACACCATCAATTACAGTCAAGAAAAAGGACCGTATCATATTGAGACTATACGCCAACAATGTTGGTACAATGGCAAATGGTTGGATAAGATTGATGTATAATGGAGCCACATCCGAAGCGAACGGCGATTGTTATATGAATACTACCAATGATATCATTCAATTTTCAAAGAATAGGTGCATATAATGCCGATTAATTTTCCTAATTCACCTAATGTCGCCGATACAGTAATTTCTGGTTCCGTAAAATGGACCTGGAACGGCACATCTTGGGTAGCAACAGGACTACCAAAAACAGCCGTTTCCTTCTTCCTAGATTCAGCAAATACATCTGGCGGGAAGACCTATACTCTTGTATATCAGATGCCGGTCACAGCGACATTGGATGATGTGGATCATAAGCTGGATGTAGGGACTATTAACATTGATATCAAGAAAAACGCCAATTCTGTTAATGGATTGATCAACTTAGCGGTAACTACAGTAAAAACTACAAACACGGCAAGTACAAATAATACATTTGCCATTGATGATGAATTGACTATTTCGATAAATAATCCATCAGCAAATGCAGAGAACTTAAAGGTAAGTATCAACTTCACCAAAGGATAATACTAAATGGCTATTGATTTTCCAAATTCCCCTAACGTAGGCGACAGTTTCATTGTCAATAGTACAAGATATACCTGGAATGGTCTATCCTGGTCTTCTGCTATTGTTGATATAAACATCCGATCGATGATCGTAACCGATACAGCGAATGTATGGGGTAATCTTACTGCTGGAAACGTCTATGCGAACAATATCACAGGAATCTATGGAGTTGTCAACTCTGCATTTGTTTCCGCTAACGTAGCACACTCGGAAGCACAATCTGCCTTTGGTCAGGCTAATACAGCAAATACCAGGGCCTATAGATCATATGCCAATATTTTTGTATCTGCAACAGGTAACTCCTATTCTTGGAGTGCTACCCAGAACGTATCATTAAATGCTAATTCTACCGCAAACGTAATCAGAATCATTGCTGGTAATAATATCACAGTCGAAACCGATGCTGGAAACAGTGCTATCAGGATCACATCCCTTGCTACTGGTAATGGTGGTTCTGGTGGTTCAGCAAATAACGCATTCGGAAACGTATTCGTATCTCATACGGACTCAGGATATTCATGGTCCAATGGTGCTAACGTTTCAATGGTTGCAAACTCCACTGCAAACGTAATCAAAGTTATTGGTGGATATGGTATCAATGTAAGTCTGGATGCGCCTAATTCTGCAATCAAGTTCAATGTATCCAATGCCGTATTGACTTCAAACAATACCTCAAATATCAGTGGATCAGCAAATGGTGATTTCATCACCTACAACAATGTATCCAATGCATGGGTGGCTAACTCCTCTGCCAATGTACAGAAAATCCTATTCATCGATAAGGCTGCTGTATCATATTTTGATAATACACCTGTCGCAAGAGTTGTTACCTTGATGTATAAAATGCCTACTTCCGCCAACTTGAAATACATCGAACATAAGTTGGGTGCAGGAAGTTTGACCCTGGATGTCAAGAGGAACGGAAATACTCTTAACAGTTTGTCTAATGTTGTGGTAAATACTTCAGCACAATCCAATGGAACCAACGTAATAACAAGTGAAGGTATGTTTGTCGCTAATGATAAGTTGTCTATTCAAGTAATCAGTCCTTCATCTGCTGCCGATTTCGAATTGAGTCTAATGTTTACTAGAGGATAAATATAAAATGAAAAGAATTTTTGATGGCATGTTCAATCATGGTGAATTGCATTTCTATCCGAACACATTGATTGGTAAAGGAGCAGGTGTACATCTCCACGCCCATGATAATCCCCACGTAAGTCTTTTTTATCCAGGAGAGCCAGGATGGTTGGCGTGGATAAAAAAAACAGCCAAAAAATTGGGAATTTATCACTGGTTAGGTTTTGTAGAATATGAAGTATTTGCCATCAATTCTAAAGGTGAACATGTTTATATGCCTATGGATGATTGGTCTTTTGTTTATATTGAAGCGGGCATCGATCACTTGATTAAAATCAAAAAAGGAAACAGCAATTCTGTTGGAAAATTTGTGTGTATGTTTTCCAACGTAAATCCTGACGGATCGATTAGAGTGGATTGCAAGACTTCGGATCATATGCAAAAAAAGGTTGAAGAAATTAATGTGTAAGTTATTAGTATCAGCCATCGATAAAGCCGGTATTAAAAGAGGTGACGTTATTGCAGTCATCAACGATACCGATTTTGAAGGTAATGTACCTCGTCAATCCTCAAAGTGGAGAATTGTGAGTATTCCTGGCATTCACATCAATGAACCATCTATTCAAAAACTAATGGCTAAAGATGAATTAGGTAGTTCTCTTGCTCCTTTTCGAAGTCATTATATAGACTTGGATAAATTGGAAGAATATGCCGTTAAGATGACTGGATATTATGGCGCATCGGATCAGGCAATTAGAACCGGTCTAACACAACTGGAAACTTTCACCAGAGTCAGATTCATTCCGCATACTAATATGATAATAGGTTAACATAAAATGGCAACATGGCAAATTAATTCAGCTGGAGATTTTACCCTAGTATCCGCATTCTTTGCAGATTTAGATGGTGATTCTCTTGGAGCTAACCAAGAAGGTGAAATTTCTGGATTGATTTCAGAAAGTGCCCAGGCGCTTCTACAAAATGTAACCCCTAATGGATTCTGGGTTCGTTTGAGACCAAACAGTGCAAATTCTTTCGCCAATAACGTAAACGCCCCTACCAATCCTCTAAAATGGAATTCTTCAGCCGGTGCTGCTGTTACATCTTCTGTTGGTGGTGATAGCTTGAGGGTTACTGGTTCCGTTCTATTTTCTATGCATGAAGTGCAATGGAAGAAAACAGGAAATTATGACTCGTTAGCAAGATTTGATAATCCTAGTGGTATATACGAATCTTGTATTTTCGATAGGGCATCTGCCCATTTTAGTAATTATGCGTTTGTGACTTGGTTTGCAGGATCAGGACCGACAGTAAATAATTGTGTATTTTTGGCAAGTAGCGCAACCGGAACCAAATTTGCTATTTCTGCTGATGCTGGTGGTTTATATAGAAATTGTCTTTTTGCAAGAAACACCCAATTATCCGCCACTTATGGTGTGACTGCTCCATTTACCGCCAATTCTTATTTCCAAAATTGTGTTTGGTATAATTGGGAAGGTGATGTTTTAAGAACCGAAGGAACTCAACTTCATGGCGAGAATAATGCAACCGATAAGTCTTCCGCAAATCTAATATCCTCTACAGGAATTCAAACGAATTTGATTGGTGCAACAGAATGGGAATCCGTAACTTGGGGATCAGAAGATTTTAGGCTTAAGGGAACAAGTGCTAAATTAAAGACTTTTGGTGCTACTTCAAATACAGTTGCAATGGACATAATTCACCAAGAATATAACAATACAATAGGTCCATGGCAACCTGCTGGTGGTGGGTCTCTTGCTAGAAAACCAGCCATAATAACTTCCTTTGGATTTGGGATATAATAAATGCCTCTTGTTTTAAGAAATGGTAGATTGATTTTCGATAATAACAGGCTGGTTGATAACAGCATAATCAGAAACATGGCTCCTTCTGATATAAACCTGAGTCAGTCTAACATTATTTTCAGTGCACCGGCTAATTCAAATATAGGAACTCTTACGGGTTCCGATTATGATGATACAACCTGGACGTGGTCTGTTGATAATGTAAAATTCAAAACATCCAGCACCACTGGATCAAATGTAAAATTGCAGAGAAGTGCCTCCGGATCATTGACTGGTGGAACATTAGAAAATGTAAGGGTTACTATTGTTGATTCCGCTAACAACTCTTTCAGCAAGAGTTTCCCTATTGTAATTGATGCCAATGAAATTCCATTGAATATCACTCTTTCGGGTAATAGAATTGCCAATAATGACATCCAGAACACTACAGTCGGTTCATTTACGGTTAATGATCCCGATGATACTGTATGGTCTTGGTCTGTAGACAATACCAAATTCCAACTATCTACTGCTTCTGGATCAACATCCAGTCTTCAGAGAAGTGGAACAGGAACACTTGTTACCGACGTATCCGAAAATGTGAAAATTACTATCACTGATTCTGCTAATAATACCTTCAACAAGTCATTTAACATTGTTGTATTTGATGGTGTAGGTGATTTGTATATTCAAACCATCAATGTATCGAATTTTAATGTATCGTCTAATTCAGATACAACGAGAATGATCGGTGTCCTATTCCAGAAGGGTCATATCCCTAACGGTTCTATTGCCATAATCACCAGCAATACAAATACAGCCATCAACCATGTTGTGGTGAATCAGAGCTATTATCCAACAGATAATTCTCTGAAAATGGCACACATCATCATGCAGGATAATGATATTACCGCTGGTAACACTAGACCATATTATATTAAGAAAAGACCAAATGCATCCTATACCAGCTCAAATATCAGCCTGAGTTATGCTAACGCCATTGCAAATCATACTGGTACGATGAATATTGATTTCACGAATGTTAGATCAAATGCTCAGATAGAAGGGCAACCTCTTTCTGTAAATACTATGAATATCACTCTGCCGTTTTTCGTTAGAGAAAACTATACATTCAATCAAATAGTACATTCAAATTCTAATGGTACTTGGTACATTAATATTGGATCAGGATACACATTTAACATAACAAATGGTTCTCCTGTAACATATCAAGGTATGGCTGGATATTCTAACGTTAGAGTTAATTTTGGAATTCCATGGGGTGATGGATATATGTCATTCTATCTAGATTGGCCTCATATGAGCGGTAATCTACGATCCACTATATCCGAATCAGATGTGTCCGCAAGAATTGAATTGCCTATAGACAACACCTTCATGAAAAGGTATTGGTCGTGGAGTATGGCGAAGGATATTTCTTCAGGTACGGTCGATGAACATATCAAGACTTATTGGATGACGGATGTATATTTCAATTCCAATAATACAGTCAAGAATGTGTATGTAAAGCCTGTCATTGCCCAAGATTGGTATGATGTGGATCGAAAGTATCGAAAGGACTATAGTGCCAACTTGACAAGAAATGGTGTGGTATTAGCATCATACAATAATCTAAAACATGCCTATCAATGTTGGTGGGCGGCTGTAAGAACTGATGATACTAACTATGCCGCTAGACCGTTCTGTGTATATGGTAAGTCATCCTCGTTGAATACATTCTATGATAAGGATTATTTGACACTGGCCGAGTGTTTCCCAGCATTCAGCAATACAGCTAATACAGGAGAAACATCTTTTGTGGATTCAAATGTGTATGTGGCCTTGGCTGCTTTTGCACACAGAGACGCCATTGATGGTACCGGTAATTATTTCGGCAGAGGTTCATTCCCTCTACAAGATATACACGCATGGCAAAAGAGAACTCATTTCGCTTATAGGCAATCTTTGGTCAATGCCTATGGTGGTCATCACGTATTCTATCATGTGAGAGAAGGTAATTCCAATACAAACATAGTTTCTACTGGTATGACTATGAAATTGGATTCTAATATTTCAACCAATGTATCCAATACATGGGTTTCTGATGGAATGAGGTCCGCTAGATATACCAGCTATGATGGCCGAAGCATAGTCAATGATGGTTTCAAACCAAGATATGGTGGAACAGGAACATTCTTCCCAACAACCAGTGATGCATCTCATGCACCTAATTGGACGGCATGGAATTGGTTCCTAAATGGTGATGAAGATTTCCTTCAGGCTATGTACGATCACGCAATTAACCTGGTAGCTCAAATTCCTCTAGAAGATTTCTCTAGTCCAACACTTATGCATTATGGTACATTAGGTTCTACTGCTCCATTAGAAACTTGGTCTAGTATTCCTCAATTCTGGCCAGTACAGCAAAGATGTTTTGGATGGTCAACTAATATTCTTTCCTCTACAATAGGTTGGTGGCCTAGAGGTAAAAAAGAATATAGATTCCTATGGGATTGGGCAAGTCATCTTGATATCTATCTACAAAGAAGTATCCAATATATGACTCCAAAACATGTTGATTTGGGTTTCTTCAACATATGGGATGGATTTGGACCTGGATTTGTTGGTCCATGGCAGCAATCTTTTGTAAATCTCGGATTGGCTCATGCTGCATTGAACCTAGAATTAAAGGGTTTCAATGATGCCGCTAATATGGCAGGAAACCTAATATTTCATTTGACCAAAACCGATCCATTGAAGGCGCACACCTATATTGGCCACTTCCTATATAATCCTTATGCAGCCTATGCAGCAAATAGCAATGATCTAATGTCCAATAATGATATTGCTGGTATTTGGATTACTGCAACTGCAAACTCCGTCAATAATACATTTTTGTTGACCGGTAGAGAAATGGTTGCGATGGCTAATAACGACCTATTGTATGCATTAGATGGAACAACAAATCCGTTAGTGGCTAATACAAGATACTATGTTAGAAATCCAGTAACGGTCTCTGATACTATTACCTATGAAGTAACGGCAACTGTTAATGGATCAGCAATAAATATAACCACTGATGGTCCGCAGCAATTCTCCTTTATTCCAAAGAGTAATTTGAATTATTCCTATACTGGACAGGATGGACGAACATGGCAGGTATATGACTACTTGGCTATTGCCAGATATGCTGCTGCCCAACAATACAAGAGAAATCATCCAAGGATTGATTCTACTGCATATGAGAAGATAAACGTAATGTTTGCTAATACATCGGTAGTCAATGATCCTAACTGGCTAGCATCAAAGGTTAAGAGATAATGGGTATTCCTAATTCCAGAGCGACACTAGTAGAATATTGCCTAAGGCAACTTGGATGGCCAGTCATTAAGATCAATCTAGATGACGACCAAATAGATGATCGTGTGGATGAAGCCCTACAATTCTTCCAGGAATATCACTATGACGCAACCGAAAAAATATTCATGCGTCATAAGATATCTGCCCAGGATATTGCAAACAAGTATATAGACCTTACCCAGGCGTCTGGTGTCGTTTCCATTGCAAACGGCTCCACCACTGTTGTCGGTTCCTCTACAGAATTTTCATCCGAATTCATTGCCGGTGTTTCTATTATTGAAGTGGCAGGAGAAACGAGAACCGTATCCTCTGTCTCTAATAGCACCCATATGATCGTTGATAGCGCCTTCACATCAACCCAGACAGATGTTCCAATCAAGAGCATTACAGGCCCAGATTCATTGATCGGTGTCACTCGAATCTTCCCTGTAGGTGGAGCATTCGGTAGAATGAGTATGTTCAATCTTCAATACCAGATCAGATTGAATGACCTATGGGCATTGACTGCGGTATCTGTATCGGGATATTCAATCACCATGAGCCATTTGGAACTATTGAACCAGATGTTTGTTGGTGAAACAACCCTACGTTTCAACAGACACCAATCCAGATTATATATCGACATGGACTGGGATACTAAGGTAACACCGGGTGAATTTATCATCATTGAGGGTTACAAGATCATTGATCCTAATTCCTATACAGCCGTATACAATGACAGATGGTTAAAGAAATACACCACGGCTCTACTAAAGAAGCAATGGGGTAATAACCTAAAGAAGTTTATGGGCGTTAAGCTACCAGGTGGTATCATGCTGAATGGTCAAGGCATCTATGATGAAGCCGTGACCGAAATTGGTGAAATCGAAGACGAAATGCAGATGAATTTCGAGTTACCGCCACGATTCTTTGTGGGGTAATCAATGCCTACGAATAAGTATTTCCAAAACTTTCCTGATAATCCTAGCGAAGAATCCATGCTAGTAGAGGATTTAATCAACGAAACCATTGAAATATGGGGAACGGATTGCTTCTACATACCTAGAGACTCGCAAAGTTCACCAGACTATATCTATGGTGAAGACCCAGGATCAATATTCAACAAGGCCTATGCAATGGAAATGTATGTTTCCAATCCAGGAATTGGTTTTGAAGGTCCTTCTGAAATGTTCACGAAATTTGGTCTTGAAATTAACGATACAGTCAGGTTGATCCTGGCTCGTAGAGTATTCCAGAAAACCATGTTCAAGAACCAGAGTATCAGTGATCCAGAAGAAGGTATGCAGAGACCTAAAGAAGGTGATCTAGTATACGTACCTGCATTTGCAAACCTATTCGAAATAAAGTTCGTGGAAGAAGAAAGAGACTTCTATTCGATTGGTAGAAGACCTCCTATGTTCTATTACTTCGAATTGCAGTGCGAATTGTACAAATTCTCCAATGAGAGATTCAATACTGGTATTTCCGAAATCGATAGACTTGCATCCGAAGTGTCATTCACTATTTCACTTGATCTTGCTCCTAGCGGAAATGGAAACTATATTACTGGTGAATTCGTCTATCAGGGTGCAAATGTCACCTCTGCAAATACCAGGGCTATTGTCAAGCAATGGGATAGAGTCAATCACGTCCTACAAATCAGAAACATCAAAGGTGTCTTCTCCAATACTGCTAATATTGTTGGAAATACCTCAGGTGCTATATATACTATACAGACGGATTATGATATCCGTGATTTTGATGAGGTTATTGAACAATTTACCAATAATCTTGATATTGAGGAAGAATCTGATGGATTGGTACTAAACAATCCTAGAAATCCTTTTGGAACACCATAATAAATGAGTTTGTTTTCCGAACATTATTATCATAGAACTATCCGAAAACTAAGATCAGCCTTCGGAACTCTATTCAATGAAATCCAGTTAGTCAGATACAATAAAGATGGTACTGTCGAATTGGAAAGAAAATCTGTACCTATTGTGTATGAACAGAAAGAAAAATACATCAATAGAATAATGGAAGACCCAAATCTTACTAAGTCTGTCCAATCAAATCTTCCAGTAATATCATTTGTCCTAGATTCATTAAATCTTGACTATGATAGAAAAATAAACACCCTTACTTCCAACAGGGCTCCTGGGACAACAGGCTCTCTCGCAAAGCATCAATATACAGGCGTACCATACAACTTCGAATACATTGTGTCTATTCTTGCAAGAAATCAGGAAGATGGATGGCAGATTGTCGAGCAAATCCTACCATTCTTTACACCAGACTATACCCTAAGAGTCAATTTCAACGAAACTATGGGTAAGATCGATAACTTCCCTGTAATCCTTAATTCAGTAAATCATGATGTTGAAGGTGAAACAGGTGACGGTAAGACGATGCGTGTATTGACCTGGGAATTGAGATTCACCGTAAAAGGTATGTTCTATGGGCCAATCACAGACAGAAAGGTTATTACTACTGCGAATACCAATATATACTTTGATGATATCAGACGAGCAACCATATTCTATATGAATGGACAGTCAGGCTTTGGTACATATAAGGACAATGAAATTGTATTCCAGGGATATTCAGTCGATACAGCAAACGTAAAGGCAAAGGTAGCAGAATGGGATGCAAATAACAGTATCCTATATGTCTATGATGTGGTCGGTTTCAATTCAGAGCCAGGATATTTCAATAGAAATGTTGCAGTCCATGGTGCCGAATCTGGTGCATCATTCTCGTTTGAGAACTATAGCCCAGCCAATGCAATCCCTGTATTGACTACGACAGTGACGCCGACGCCTAATACGGCAAATCTAAATTCAAATTATGGTTATGATATTTCGATAAGAGAATGGCCTGATAATATTTAAGGAGTGATATGTCCGAACTTAAAGGTATAAATCATGCATTGAGCGAGGCCCTAGGAATAGAGCCAATTCAAAGAGCAAACACAGAAGTAGTGGTAGCGGCCGATGAAAATAAGGCCAATACCGACGTGCTTACCGATTATGATGTATCCAGAAAAGCGTTCACAGATATGATCGTGAAGGGTACAAAAGCGGTACAGGAAGTTCTAGATATTGCTAGCGCAACGGAACATCCTCGTAATTATGAAGCCGCGGCTGCATTGATCAAATCAATGACGGATGCAACGCGAGAGTTGATGGAAATTCACAAAAAGAGGGCCGAAATAGAAAGCAAAACGGCTACTCCTCCAAACAATCAACATCAAGGTGGCATGACAATAGAAAACGCTCAAATTTTCGTGGGAAGTCCTACGGAAATGATGCGAAGGGTTAGAAATGCGCGTAAGCCTGTAGAGAAACCTCCAGAACCAATTGATGTTGAATCAATTGAGGTAAAGGAAGATGGAACGGATAATTAAAGGTTTGACCGAACTACCTGGATATAAGGGTAATCCAAATATCGTAGGTGGCCAGGGTTTCAGAATTAAGTATACTCCCGAGCAAGAAAGAGAAATCGCAAAGTGCATGGATGACCCTGTGTATTTTGCCAAGAATTATATCAAGATTGTTCATGTGGATAGGGGTCTAATTCCATTCGAAATGTGGCCATTCCAAGAAGAAATGATGGACACTTTCGAAGAAAATCGTTTCACCATTTGCCTATGTCCTAGACAGGTCGGTAAGACCACTACGACTATTTCCTATATTCTTCACCAAATCATCTTCAGAGAAAACCTTTCGGTTGCTATTCTGGCAAACAAAGGTGCTACCGCGAGAGATATTCTAGGCCGACTTCGATTGGCATATGAATATTTGCCTAAATGGCTACAGGTTGGTGTTCTTACATGGAACAAAGGTGATATTCATCTTGCAAATGGTTCAAAAGTTATTGCTGCCGCAACATCATCCGACTCTATCCGAGGAAGTTCCTTTGGTCTAATTCTATTGGATGAGTTTGCTCACGTACCAACAAATCAGGCAGAAGACTTCTTCAACTCGGTATATCCTAC